ATTTTCCACAGACTTCCCGCGCACACCCGGTTCCACTGGGTACGGCCTCATTTGGTCACAGAGTTTGCCTGCCGTGGCGACATTGGACCAAAAGTCGTTGTTGCATTCCATGGTCACAAGGCAGCTCAAAGACCAAATTCTCGCAGCCCCCGGGTATTTTGCCCAGCTTGAGGCGTTCGTGCGAGTTAATATGGAGCTGTTGTTCGGCCCGCGGTGCACCATCCACCCAACTCCTTTTGAGGAATGGGTCGCTAGATTCCCGCGTGGCCGACAAGCACAGCTGAGACACGCACTTAACAACATCCGAAATGCGAGGTTCAACCTTAAACAGGCGTGTGAACGAATCATTTTCGGAAAGAATGAGAAGCTGGAAAAAGGTAGTTACAAATCTACCTCCAAAGACTTCTCATGCCGTGTCATATCATCCCTTGCTGGGTATGAGGCTGTTGTCATCTTGGGACCTTGGATGCACGCTTTCGGAAACCACCTAAAACATGTCTTCGCACAGGGATCGTGCACCACCACCGCATGCGGCATGGATTCCATTCAACTTGGAGAATGTTTCAAAGCCGCTGAAGGGCTGGTCCAGTTGTTGGACGCCGACCATAGTAAGTTCGATAGCACCATACACTATAGACTCCTACAAATAGAGAGATTGGTCTACGACTACTTTGGGGTTAGTGAAGACAAGAAACGTGCGCGAGTCCTTGACTATCAACTACAATCGAAATATTCAATCAAGATGATAGTTAATGGGCGGATGAAACAAGTTGCGAAAGGGAGGTATTACGGTCGTAGGAACTCTGGAGATCCCAATACAACGACCGGCAATACAATCCTGAATGCAGTTTGCACAATCCATGCGGCCTTTCGCTCCTCAAATTGCACCACATTCGAAGAATTTTACGACCCCGACAAATTTCGAATATGGATAATAGGAGACGACCTCATGATGGCAACGGCGCACGGCCACGTGAACTTCGATGCGTTTAAGGCGGAACACGCTATGAGCGGACTCGTGCTCGAGTGTAATATACGCAAGCACGCGTCGGAATTGACGTTTTGCGGAGCCCGTTCCGTTCCAGCCCTAGTTGATGGAAGGCAAACGAGAATCGCAATTCCGCAGTTCGAGAGGTGGATGACCAAAATTGGTTGGTCGCGCGATCCACAACCATCCAAGGACGCATATCTACGCGGTTTGGTTTGCGGTTGGAAAAACGCCATCGGCAGCGTTCCGCTTTTCAAAGAGGTCTTAAACACCATGCAGAGATGCACTAGTGGACCCGCGAAGCAGTTTCGCCGAACCGACGAAGGCTACAACGACAGGAAGATTTCTGGGGCACATTGCGTTTGCGTTGGTGAAGAGGCCGTGTTCGACGTAGCCATGGGGTTACACGTTGCACCAGCGTTAGTAAACGTCTGGCGCAACATCATCCGATCGGTACCAAGTCTGCCGTGCGTCGTGACGCTACCTGGCTCGGACTTGATTATACCTTGATCGCGGAACTGATGATGTCGTAACATGACAGCTACGGTGTCGGGCACCGTGGTGGCCTAACGGCCGAAAGACTGGTTGACACTCCCTGATCTTTTGCAATCGCATTGATCTTCCGAAGTTATCTCGTTTTGCGAAATAAATTTTATTCCCGCTCGTCAACATTTCTCTCCACGCAATTTACGCAGGCGCGAACTTGTTCACCCCCACGAATTCACCTACCCAGT